TGCAAGACTATCTGCAATGGAACGTAAACTATCTGACGGTGAAAAAGATAAATTAAAAAAATTAGAAAAAGATATTGACAAAAAAGATTTTATTGATAGGTATGGAAAAGAAGAAGGTGAATCAATCTACTATGCAACTCTAACTAAACTTGCAAAAGGTGAGAGTATAGAAGAAAAAGATAATCCTTGTTGGGATACACATAAACAAGTTGGTATGAAAAAGAAGAATGGTAAGATGGTGCCTAATTGTGTTCCTAAAGAAGAGATAGAAGAAATTAATTTACCAGCACTTATTAAGAGTGTAATTCATAGAGCAACCCATCCAAAAGGTTATGCAAAGATGTTACAAGCATACATTGAGATGGTAAAAGACCAAGGCGATAAACACTCAAATAAATTCTATGCAGCTAGAGTTGCAACAATGTTTGGAATGAACTCAGTATTTCCACTTGTTGATTATATTAACAAGTTAGTTAAGAAGGGTATGTTACCCACATCTCTAATGGCACAGTATGAAGTTGATGAAAGTATACAACTTGACGAAAAGATTGCTGGTCTAGTAAAGAAATCAGAACAAACTGGTGTTCCATATTCTATCCTCAAGAAGAGTTATGATAGAGGAATGGCTGCTTGGAAAACTGGACATAGACCTGGCGCTGGTCAACAACAATGGGCATTTGCAAGAGTGAACTCAATGTTAACTGGTGGTAAAGCAGACCCAGACCTACAAGCACAAATCAAAAAAGGTGGGTACAAAAAGAAAAAGAAAGCATCAAAGGAATCAGTAGAGGAATGGTTTTCTTCTGACGAAACCATTAAACTGTATCAAGAGAGATATGGTGATGAGTGGTTGAAAAAACTAAATAATACATACGAAAAGATGTTATCAAAACTAGACGAAGAATCTTGTTGCGAGGATTGTGATAACCTTTATGACCATGTAATAATGGAAGCAGAGTATCAAGGTAAAAAGGTTAAACTAAATGACCCTATTCGTACAAGTGAAAATCCTAAAAAGAAATTTAAAGTTTATGTAAAAAATGAAAAGGGTAAAGTCGTAGTGGTTCGTTTCGGTGACCCAAATATGGGTATCAATCGTGATGACCCAGAAAGACGTAAAGCGTTTCGTGCAAGACACAGTTGTGATGACAACCCAGGCCCTAAATGGAAGGCAAGATATTGGAGTTGTTACCAATGGCGTGCTGGTGCAAAAGTAGATAACTAAAGGAAAAAGACATGAGTAAATATGGACAACCAATGAGTCAGACACTTGCACAGATGCAAATGAATGAACTAAAAATGAATGACCCAAAGTTAAACAAGATTTTTGATAAACTTAAAAAGGGTGATACGGTTAAAATTAAACATAGTTCCACTTTGGAAAGAGGTAAAGATTTTATCGAATATATTGTTAAATCAAAGAATGTAGTAAACAAGGGTAGAGTCGAAAAGATTACACTCGCAAGAAAAGATAGTCCTACAAGTGTAAAGAAATTTCTATACAGAAGAGATGGTAAGGTAACATTTGCAGTTGGTGACATGGCTGCATCTATTGATGATATTAGAGAGAAGTATTCCTTAATCAATCATGAGATTATTGAAGATATTGAACTTGATGAACTAAAAGAACCATTCGTAGTTGTTGATACTGCTGATGGTAATAAAGTCGTTGGAACTGCATCTGATGAAAAGGGTGCAAAGTCAATCATCACAAGTGCAGAACTTCCACCCATGAAAATTAAAGATAAAAAGACTTTGAAAATTATGAAGTCTAAAAAGAAACAAATGATTGGTCAACCTTTCAAAGAAGCGATTGACCCTGCTGATTTAGATTTAGATGCGACTGATGCTGACAAGAAAGCCGCAGATAAGAACATCATCATGCAGATGAGAAAAGCGATGGATGTTAGAGGTAATATGCCTATTGAATTTGCAAACGGTAAGAAAGAAAAAGTAGATGCAAAAATCCTAGACATGATGACCAAGGCACATATGAAAATTCAGAAACCAAGAGACAAAGAAAAGTTTGTTGCAATGATTTCTAAATCCAAAAGAGATATGTTAAATGTCGCAAAGAAACTTGCTACTCTTAAAATGGATTTAGATAAATCAGATGAACCAACAATTAAAAAAGTTATTGGTATGTTGAAGAAAGCAAGTGGTGCTCATGCTGGTCAAGCAAAAGATTTAGAAAAAACACTAGTTGATGATGTTGATGAGAAATTTCAATCAAGAAGACCTTCTAGTAAAGAAGTCAAGATGGCAATCGGTATTGCAAATGACCCTCGTTACAAAGGTGGTAACTATTCAGGCGCTGTGAAAGCAATTGAAAAAATCAGAGATGGACTATCAGATTATCCAGAAGTTGCAGCTGCTTTGAAGAAAGCAAATGAAAATCTTGAACTTACAGAAAAGGTAAGCAAAGAATTGGCTCTTGCTGCTTTATCAATAAACAAGAACCAGAAATTTGTAAGAGTCTCTGGTGATTTTACTCCAGAAATTTATTTAAGTGCAAGTGATAGAGATAAACTTAAAAAAGAATTTGGTAGACTTCCTAGAGGATTTCCAAATCAAAGTACTGGTATGACAGTTGTATCAATGATTAACTATGCACTTGGTAATAAAGATGGTCGTGACCCATACGATACTGAAGATGGTGATTCAAAATCACCAAAACTTTATGATTATCGCACCATGAAGGTTGTTGGTAAACCTAAGACAGTAGGTGATGCTGCAAGAATGGCTGGTCTTAGATTGGAGAGTATTGAACTTGATGAAGGTGCAATGAAAAGAGTTGTAACTGATGTTGAGGATGCAATGGGGCCTACAAAGATTAGATATAAATTAAAACAAAAAGGTGGTAAGTTTATTGTATCTGTAGATTCAAATGATGAAGAAGATGCACAGAAAGCACTAAAGATGCATCCACTATATGTTGCTGGTAAACTAAGAGTTGTTCCAGAAGAATTAACAAATGAGGAGAATGGTATGACAAAATCATTGAAAGATACCATCTTGGAAATGAGGAAAGAAGGTTTTGCTAGTGACGCACAAAGAAAAGCCGCATTTGCAAGTGGATACAAAGAAAAAGGTAAAAAGAAAGACGAAGGTAATGCATTTGGTGCCGCTCTACAAGCTGCAAAAGAAAATGGTGAAGATACTTTCGTAGTTGCTGGTAAGACCTACAAAGTAAAAGATGAAGAAAAGAAACTTGATAAGGTTAATCCAGATGCAGTGAAGAAAAAGTTTGATGATAGGAAAGACAAAGACATTGACAATGATGGCGATGTAGATTCTACAGACAAGTATCTTCATAAGAGAAGAAAAGCAATTTCAAAGGCAGTCAAGTCTGAAGAAGTTGAGTTTAAAAGATATCATGAAACTAAGCAAGGTTCTTTGAGAGATGCAGTCCTAAAAATGTGGGGTGAAAATGTACAAGAGTATGTACAATCAGATGGCATCAAGAGAAGAGTTAAAGAAGGCGATAATCGTTTAAAATCAAATAAAACCTTGACAAAAGAGAAAAAAGATGGTAATGTAAAGAAGATGACGGATACTGGTAAAGAGGTTACTCCAGTTGAAACATCTGTGAAAATGCCAAAGATTAAAGAAACAAACAATAAGGTGTAAAAGTGAAAAATCTATATAATGTATTAAACGAGGTCACAGAGGTAGCTGAGAATTTACCCACTATATACTGTGACATGGATATGGTACTCTGTAACTTTTTAAAAGGTTCAGAAGAAGTACTTGGTGTTCCCTTTCCTCAAGCAGATAAAAGGACTAAGTGGCCTATGATTTCTGCAAAGAAGGATTTCTGGGAAAGTTTGGAATGGATGCCTGGGGCAAAGAAATTATGGTCGTTTGTAGACAAATATGATTCACATATTTTATCTGCATACTCTACCAAGGATGCAAACTCTAGAAAGGGTAAGTATAATTGGTTAAGGAAAAATGCGAAGTTGACCCAGAAAAGTAGAATTCATCTGGTTATGCGTGAGGATAAACAGAAGTACGCAATGACAACGGATGGTAAACCTAACTTATTGATAGACGATTATATTAAAAATGTGAATGAATGGAAAGCAAAAGGTGGAATTGGAGTTCATCACACATCTCCTAGTGATACTATTGCACAATTGAAACGGTTAGGTTTCAAATAAACATAAATAGAGGTAGTATATACTAAACTAAGGAGAAATTCAATGAGCTCATGGAGTATGAATGATGGTTCTGCATTATCTGGTACTTACACACTTACAAATGCAAGTGCAATAGTACAAGGAAACTCAAGTGCAGATACATCCGAAATCGCAGTTGGTGATATTGTCATTGATGACAACGGTGATAAAGTAAGGGTTGCTGATATTCAGCCTGCTAGAACTGTTGCAACATCTGCTGTCAATGCATCCAACGACCAAATTACAATTACTGACCACGGTTTTGTAGCAAACCAAGAAGTACACTATAAAGCAAATGGTGGAACTGCAATCGCTGGTCTAACAGACGAAACAACTTTCTTTGTTAAGACAGTTGCAAGTGCAAACGCATTTACATTGTCTGCAACCGAAGGTGGTGCATTAATTGATATCACTGGAACTGGTAACAATGCACAGACTATTTCTGGTACATCAACAAAAGCATTTACAATTACTGAAGCGTTTGGAGAATCAACAAATAGTGGTTCATCTTGTACAGTAACAAGACCCCCAATTAACTTTGTAGGGGCTGCACCACATATTGATGCAAACATTTTAGGTATCACATCTGCTGAATCACTTGGTGGATTGGATAACATTACTGCTGTTAATGTTGGAACATCAACAACTCTTGGTGGTATTGACTATGTTGGTGGTAACACCTATCATGGTTCTGCACCAACAGTAACAATTCCAGCACCAACTGTAAGAACTATTGCAACTTCAAAAGTTTCTACCGCTTCTGATTCAATTGAGATTGCAAGTCACAATATCAGAACTGGTACTTCTTTAACGTATCAAGACGGTAGTGGAACTGCACTTGCTGGTCTTACTGATAATACTGAATACTTTGCAATTAGAGTGGACGAAGACAACATCAAACTTGCATCTTCACTTTC